CGCTAACAGTAGTCGGCGAGTTCGCTGTATACGTACTTCCGCCAAACAAAGTGGCTGCCGCTTTCTTTGTTACGCCGCCTTGTGTGACAGGTATAAATGCCCCAGTCAGATCTAATGCGGCTGGCAAATCATTTATCTTAATTTGTGCATTGCACAAACAAGGGAAAAACAGTAATGCTATTAACTTTTTCATGGTAAGATATTTTGTTCGTCATCGGTTATGATAAAAAATCCGTCATCTGTTATTAATGCAGGATCAATTGGTTCATTGTTTGTAAATGTCGAAATGACTACTCCTCTATCTAACAAATATTTTCTTATGGGGCTTTCGTTACTTTTGTAGATATACTTTGCGCCAATAGGCAACGGCTCATTCAAATTTGAAAAAGAAGTTATAAGCTCCGGTAATCTTTGAACATCTCCGTATAGCTGTATAGCTAAGTCGTAAACGCTTTGATATTCTTTGACGATATATTCTGAGTCCTTTGATATGTTTATCTTTAAAAAAGGAAAAATTGGTTTCTTCCTTTTAATGCCTTTTGTGTAGGTTATGTTTACGTTAGATAAATCGATATTGTCAAGATCTATTGATTTGTTTGACATTAATATATCTTTGATGCCAAACGGAACATCATTATATAGCCTTGCCGCCACATCGTAAACTGTTTCACCAACTAAAGGCGTATAGGTCATGCAAGTTTTATTTGAATCTTGTTTGTTTTTATTATCGGAAACTGACTTGCGTCAACCCATGCTTCGGGGAAAACATCTTTTGTTAACTCGCTTCTAATAGACCGCTCTATAGATGCCGCATTATACTGACCATTTACATACTGGGAGGCATTTGCACCCACCAGTGGAAACTCTTTTATATGACCTGGCGCTGAGTAGATCAAATAGTACTGCAAAAGGTTAGACGCGTCTCCTACTGGAAAGTCTCCATCTACTGGCAAACATCTATTTGTTGCTGGGTCAAATATTATATCGAGATACATAAAGTAAAGATAGTGAATTTAAACTCCGTGTTTTATTTTTGTATTCTCTAATTCTGATTTTTGTGTTACAGTCAAGTTAATAAGAGCTTGCGCTGATACAACGGCCTTCAAAGCAGCTCCTCCGTCTGAGGGGACAACAACCCAGCTGTTTAAAGCTGTTATCACTTTGTTTAAAGCGGTTTCTAAATTGTTTATTTTTGTGACCAGCGCATCAATTTTTGTCAATCCACCAAAAGATCCATCTCCAAAATCTATCTTGTCAAATTGTGAGCACATCGTCACATAATAGTCGTGATCGGATATCATATGAACCAAAACAAAAGAATCAACTGTAGGCGCTATTAAAAAGCCATTAGAGGCACTTGGCAAAAGCCGCACATCAAATATAGACACGCCCTCCAAAGTCCTTACATCGCAAACCTTTTCATTTAAATCAACGGACAAAACTTTCGCGACAATTGCATTGTAAGCCTTGCCAACTCTTTGCGATACAATCAAATCAAATATCTCATTTATGCTCATCCTACTTTGGCATCTAAAAATATTTCTTGCGTCGCTCCCCGCATTCCAAATTTTGTTATTACTTTTTTTACCAGATAAACACCATTGCCGTCTGGAATAGATGTATCAACCATCTTCACCGTGTCACCATGTTGAACCCTTGGCAAAAGAAAAGTAGTAAAAGAGCCTCTATAACCTTTATATTTAAACTTCTTCAAATATTCTTGCGCAATGTCTTCCATGTCTTTTGCTGAAGCTCCAAATACATTAAGCGTCCTAAGCTCTCCATCTTTATCTCCAAAAGTCTTAGAATTTGATTTTGTGTTTTTTATGTAATTGTTAACAACGACCTTAACAGATATATCATCATCTCTCATAAAGTCAAGGTTGTTATTTATGATGTTTGAATTTGTATCAAATGTTGCAACAGGCTCGGCAACGTTAAAGCGGCCTAGTTTATAGGCAAAGCCCACATTTAAAACATTGTTTTGAAAGTACACAGACAAATTATATGGGCTCTTTCGGAAGTAATCCAAGACCTCAGCAATGTTTGGAGATCCCTCAAGCTTGAAGTTTACCACTTGGATAGCTTCTACTCTAAGCTTAAAATCTCCATACTTTTGTCTTATGTCTGGCGTTATAATTTCGTCGATTATAACATCTAAGGTTGATGTGCCTTTTTTGCTATAGTTAGAAACCGTGTTCAATTTAAGCCATAGCATAGCGTCCTGACACTCAAAAGTTATAGGCCTAACTGGAACAATCTTTGTTATATAGCCTTGAAATATCGAATTAATTGTTGTAACATAATCACTTCCATCAAAGTAACGATATCCCAGTCTTATATTTACGGGGTCAGTCCGTTTCCAAAGATAATTTGAATCATTTGAATTAGTTATAACGTCTGTCTGCTCACCCTTTGAGTTTTTTATTTTTAGCCTTTTTGGAATAACTATTTTACACACGTCCGTCATTGTTTCCCACGTAGATTCTATCTCTACGTCTGTAACAAAGTCAAAAGCATTTTGATTAGCCTCATTGAATCGGCCAATATCTAAAACGCATTTGAGTTGTAACATCATCTCAGTTGGATTTCTATAGGTAAGTCACTAATAGCATAAATTTCAAAAGGCACTTGATTGCGTGATCCCATTTTTTCGCTGATAGAATAATTTTCAATTACAATTTGATTGATGTTAAATAGTCCCAAAAATCCAGACGTTACAATGATGCTATCTTGTATCTTGCAAAAGTTTATCAGTCTTCTTACAACATCCTTAGGATATACGTTGGGTTGCTCGCTTACAATAGCGCCCATTATTCTGACTCGAAAATCGTCATCAGAAATATATTCTTTTATTGTCCCATTGCGCCCTGCTATTTGTGTCTTTTGAATTATCTTAACTTGGTTAACATCAATCAACACTGTCTGCATCACCAAAGAAGATTCACTATTTTGTGTTCCAGAATTTGCATTAATAGATTCTTGTGTATCAAAAACAAGCTGGTCATAAAATGGTGTACCTAAATAGGTCTTTCCTAATGGCTCATCGCTTTCTTCTGGCTTTACAAAGTATCTTGGTATTGCTTGGTTTGGCAAAAGCAAACCAATATCTGGCTGTGGTATAAAGAAATCTGCCATATTACTGAGTGACTAGGTTAACATCATTTACAGCGGTCAATAAAACTCTTTTTACAGATTCAACCATTTGCATTTCATTGCCGTTAACATCACCTTTTTCAAATACAATTGATTCAACTAAGTTGGTGATGTTTAAGGTTATGTTTCTTGTGCCAGATTGAATTTTCTCGATGCCTATGCTATCATTTGATGATGATTTTCCCCTTGCTGATTTTGATCCTTCTTTCTTTTTAGATTCATCGTTTTCAAAATCAAAACTTGCGCCTGTCTGCCTTGTTATGTTGCCAGCTTTTTTGTTAAATGAATCAATTGCCGATTCTGATATAGCTTTATTAAGGTCAAAACTTAAAGCCGCTTTAAGCTCTTTTTCTTCTTTTAATAAGTTTTGTAAAGATTTTCCTAAATCTTCCGCTGAATCCATCGGCTTATTAAACCATGATACGTTGTCATCCTGCTTTCTTCTTAGTGCGTCTTTGTAGTCTTTTTGTAAGTATTGATTTTGTTTTAATTGTTTTTCTAGTTGTTCTTTTTCTTCATTTTGCTGTTTTTGAAAATAAAATTGATCAAAGCCCGAAAGTTCACCAGTGTTTTGATTGTAAGATGCTCCGCCTGGAAATCTTTCTGCCAGACTTTCTAACGTTTTTTGATCTCCAGTATCAAGATATTTTTTTAGATCAAATTGACCCATGTAAGCATCGGATTGTTTTTTGACCATCGACGACTGAATTTCTTTTGTTGTTCTTAACTTATCTAAGATTCCATCTAGCATAGGCTCCAAAGCCTGATTTAAAGATTCGCCAAGTCCAGTAAAAAGATTTTCAATTTTATCTGTCACCGTAGACATTTTCCCAGCAAACGTCTCGCTTTGTTTATTGGTCATGTCAAAGAAAAGTCCTCCTTCTGATGTTGCTACTTGAAAAGCTTTAGCAACATCATTTGCGCTTATCTTGCCTTCTTCCATCCTTTTTTTAAGTGTGGCCATGCTAACGCCAGACTTTTCAGACATTACTTGCAATGGATTAAAAC